ATCGTGGCCGGCTTCAGCCCGCCATAGGCCAGTTCCTGGATCCGGTAGGCCAGCCGGCTCTCCAGATAGCGCCGGTTGAACGGCGGCGGCTCGGTCTCGAACAGCTCACGCCATTGCCGCTTCAGCTCCGGCACCGGCAGGGTCTTGAGCGCGGCCAGGCGCGCGGGGATCGGATCGTCCATCATGCGTCCTCCTGTTGATTGGAGGTTGCATGACGGCATGCGCCGCCCGGATAGTGTAGGCGAATGTCTCCGCCATCGCCGACCGGCTGGCCGGTTTGGCGCTGGTACAGCCGGATCAGGCCCAGGGCCAGCAAGCCGCACAGTTCGGCGCGGCGTTCACCGACCGACATGCGGTCGGGCGGGAGGGGATTGGGGCGTTTCATGGCGGACCTCCGTCACAAACCCCCAGCGATGGCCGAGGGCTATAACGGAAAAGCCAGTCGGGCGATCCAATCCGGACAGGTGCCCTCAAAAAAATTGCGGAGGGGTGTGTTGGCACGGGCCCACAGCGCGGGGCACCAAAAAATCGACCTCAGCCCCCAGTCATTTTTGCCTAGGGCGGCTGGTTCTTGTTATGCGCCTTCCCTTTCTGACTGATTTCCCCTTTCTGTCCTTATTTAGGAGGCTCTGTCCTTATTTAGGAGGCGCCAGCGTCCTGGGGCCGGGGTCGTATGCGCCCGGAGCCCTATGGTCATTTTCGCCCCCTGCCCAGGTCTTGTGTTCCGCACCAATCGGCGTATCTTGGCTACTGAGGAGGCCACAATGACCGAGCAGACACAAACCGAAAATCAGGGGGAGCAGGCTTCCCCGACGAAACAGCAGACCAAGCGCGTCGCCACTGAAAAATGGGGCGCGGGCGTCATGAGCCACGGCTACTGCATCGTACCATCGCTGCTTCTCCGCGGCCAGCGACGCATGAACCTGAACGCAACCCAACTCGCGATCCTTCTGCAAATCATTGACCATTGGTGGGACCCCAAGAGACTGGCTTTTCCAGGCAAGGCAGAACTGGCGTCCCGGCTTGGGATCGGTGAGCGGCAAGTGCAAAGGCATATCGCCGAACTTGAACAAGAAGGTCTCGTCAAGCGGGTGGACCGGTATGGAGAAAACGGCGGGCGACAAAGCAACTATTACGACCTGCAGGGCCTGATTAACCGGCTCAATGAAATAGAACCCGATTTCAAGGAAGCCCGCGAAGAGTCGCGGCGCAGGAAAAAACAGGTAGCAACTCGTGGGCTCCGACGTCGTGGTGTCGCGGGCCCGAAACCCGAACAGAGCGATTAGCTCTTACTAGTCATTTCCCCGATCCAGATCCTCAACGGAGCAGTTCGAGATGCTGCTGCGAACGGTCCCCCCACGTCCTTTTCGCAGATCTTGATAGCAAGGAGTGCAACGCATGCATGTCAAAATCCGACCCGACAGCCGGGGAACAGTAGGCTCCCGAGTGGACGTCAGCATCGGCGTGCCGCAAGTGGGGTGTTCGGAATGGAGGTGCAAAGAATGTGGAAGGCTTCTCGGTGTCGAAGAAGGAGAGCAGATGCATATACGCGTAAAGAAGCGTGCTGATTACCTCGTGGGCTACCCCGTTACTGCGGTCTGCCCAAGCTGTAATACCCTCAACGTGCGGCGCAGTCAGTAGCCCGTATTTTCGGGCTTCACATATACCCTATCGAAAACTCATAGGTGCGCGACGCCCTGACTTGGCCACTAGGAGGCGCTGGACGCCCGGCCGTCAGGCAGGCGTCAGATGCACTCCACGTGGCACAAGATCCACGCGTCTCTCTCACACTCGTCCAAAACCCATAGCTTCCAGAAAACCTTCAATGACCTGCGGCGGCTCTATTCTCCGGTCGCACCTTTCACGGACCCGGTCGCATTGCTCGACATGCTCCGTGATCAGTCCGTCAGTCCCGATCAGAAAAATAGGGTCCTCCGAGCTCTGCTCAAGGCGGCCCAAGGCACTGCCCCTTGTGCCGACGTCGCCTTGACGCTGGTGCTGCTCGCCCTTTGGCCCGGGCTCGATGCAATCCGGCGTCGGTCATTGCGGTGCGGGATCAGCACAGCGGAGGAAGCAGCATCAGGCCTTCTCGCGCGCGCCACCGAGGCAATTTCGATCCTTGATATGGACCGCGTCACCAGGGTCGCGGCCACGGTCTTGCAGAACGTGGAGCGCGACATGATCCGAGCACATCGGCGCGAAACGCGATTGCTCCAGGTCGCCGCTGATATCGAGCCCGACGAGATCCCCTCTGCTGGGGGATCGCCTGACGAGATCCTGGTTCAGGCGCGTCTGACCAAAGACCTGCAAGTGATGATCGGGGCTGACGCCACGCTCGTGATCCGCGTGGCCGTTGAAGGCTTCTCCCAGGTTGAGGTGGCCCTTGAGATGGGCCTGACCGAAACGGCGGCAAACAAGCGCTATCAGCGCGGAATCCGGCGCCTGCGTAAGGCGCTGAAAAAAAATTCTGACCCCCTGTCCGGATCCGGCCCTCCAGGTGGCTTTTCCCTATTGCAAGGAGATCAACGAACCCATCAGCCCAACTGAGGACACACTATGCAGTACGACCCGTTGCCCGCGACCGAGATGGTCAGGGTTCCCGGCCTCTACCGGCGCTGGGAACTGCCCGACGTTCTCAACAGCCACCATGCCTTCCGCATTGAGGACGCCGGTGCCCACCAGGACGGGACGCCTCTCCTGGCGATCTACGCCGCCCTGGACGACGGTCCCCAAGCCGACGAGGGCAGGCCCCCGAAAATCCCCATCGTCCGACCGGCCCGCCCGCCGGGCACGCATCCTTGGCAGCCTGAGAAGAGGAGGCATTTCTATGCGTGAAAACCCAACGAACACGGGCTCCGACAGGGGGCCTCTGACCGCCATCGAGTTCTGTGCCTGGGTCAGCCAGGCCACGCCCGGCGAGCGGCTCGAATACTACCAAGGCTTCCTGATCGTCGACGCCTTCCCGCCGTCAGGCTGGCCCCCCAGCGCCTCCCAGCAGGCTCTGACGCAGCTTCGGTCCCACACCTTCCGCGCCGCCGAACTCGGTCTGGTGCACCTCGTTCAGCGACGTCTGGGTGAGGAGCTCTTTTCATACGTTGCCATTGCCCGCCCCCAGGCCCGGCACGCCGAAGACGCGCTTTCCACGCTGCTGCTGGAGCAAGCCGCCGCCTGAGGCCCGCACGTTCCCTCCCAACGGAGATCCCATCATGCCTTTCCCAGACAACGCCCCCCGGTTCGATGATCTCGGCGATATCACCATCGGCGACATTGCCGAGTTGCCGCCGGTGGTTCTGTTCGACCTTCACACCGCCGCCCAGGCGGAGACCAACCGCGTCAAACAGCTCCGTGACCGGCTCGAAGCCGGCATCGCGCAGCGCTATGAGGCGCCAGCCGCCATCCAGCGCAACGCCAAGGGCAAGGACACGGGCACCGTCCGTCTTCAGGACGGCCCCGTCACCGTGGTTGCCGATCTGTCCAAGAAGGTCGACTGGGACCAGAAAGCTTTGGCCGACGTCGTGGCACGCATCCAGGCCAATGGCGATGACCCTGCCGAGTATGTCGACACGGTTCTGAAGGTCTCAGAACGCAAGTACGCCGCCTGGCCGGCCCCGATCCGCGCGGTGTTCGAACCCGCGCGCACAGTGCGCCCGGGCAAGCCGAAAATCGATCTCCTTCTGCAAGGAGGGGAGCGATGACCAGCACCTGCGAAAGTATGCCCCCCGCTCATACTGGGGACAATCCCCAGTATGAGCCCATCAAGCAGCTGCATTTGGATCATGCCGCCATCGAGGCAGCTTTCCCGCTAGCGATGGAGGGCAGGCCATGACCGGAACACTCCCCATCATCACTGCCGATCAGCGGCTGGCGGAGGTGCGCGGCGTCAAGGCCGCCATCTTCGGCAAGCCCGGCTATGGCAAGACCAGCCAGCTCTGGACACTCGATGCCGCCACCACGCTGTTCCTTGACCTCGAGGCCGGTGATCTCGCCGTGCAGGGCTGGCCGGGCGATACGCTGCGCCCCCGCACCTGGACCGAATGCCGGGACCTGGCCGTCTTCATCGGCGGCCCCAACCCCGCCCTGCGCGAGGGCCAGCCCTACAGCCAGGATCACTTCGATGAGGTCTGCCGCCGTTATGGCGATCCCGCCGCGCTGGACCGATACGAGACCATCTTCGTCGACAGCATCACCGTCGCCGGGCGCCTGTGTTTCCAGTGGGCCAAGGGTCAGCCCGAGGCCGTCAGCGACCGTACCGGCAAGCCGGATGTGCGTGGTGCCTACGGTCTGCATGGCCGCGAGATGATCGGTTGGTTGACCCACCTGCAGCACACGCGTGCCAAGAACGTCATCTTCGTCGGCCTGCTCGACGAGAAGCAGGACGATTTCAACCGCACCGTCTTCGTCCCGCAGATGGAGGGCAGCAAGACCGGTCTGGAACTGCCCGGAATCGTCGATCAGGTCATCACCCTGACCGACCTCAAGGACGAGACGGGCAAGCCCTACCGCGCCGTCGTCTGCCAGACCCTGAACCCCTGGGGCTATCCCGCCAAGGACCGTTCGGGTCGCCTCGACATGGTCGAGGAACCTCACCTGGGCCGCCTCTTCAACAAGATTCGCGGTCCCGTAACGCCGGCACCCGAGAGGATGGAGTTTGGCCGCCCCGCCTCTCCGGATACCGACGCCCCCGCCCAATCCACGCAAGACTGAGAAGGAGATCCCGACGATGACGGGTTCCTGGACCGATTTCAACGACGCCAGCCAGAACGCCAATCTCATCCCCAAGGGCACCGTCGCTAAAGTGCGGCTGTCGATCCGCCCAGGCGGCTTCGATGACCCATCCCAGGGCTGGACCGGCGGGTATGCCACGCAAGGCAGCACCGGCTCCGTCTATCTGAACGGTGAGTTCACCGTGCTCGAAGGCCCCTACGCCAAGCGCAAGGTGTTCAGCAAGATCGGCCTGTTCAGCCCGAACGGGCCGACCTGGGCCAACATGGGGCGCACCCTCGTGCGCGGCATCCTCAACTCCGCGCGCGGCATCTCCAACAAGGACCAGTCCCCGCAGGCCTACCAGCCGCCGGCTCAACCGCAGCCGCCGGCACAGCCCGCCGCACCGGTGCCGCAGCGCCCCACCTGGGCGCAGTAGGGGGCAAGAGCCATGATGCTTCGCCCCCGCCAGAAGCAGTTCGTCGAGCGTAGCGTCCGCGCGCTCGGCGAACACGGGAACAGCCTGGGTGTGGCTCCAACCGGATCCGGCAAGACCATCATGCTCTGCGCCGTCTGCCGGCAACCGACCCGTGGCTTCGGCTGGTGCGATCCGGTGCGTTCGAAACGGCCCCGCCCCTCGGTGTGGTTCTGCTCCATCACCTGCCAGGCCTTCTGGACTGCGCGGGCAAGGGAGGTCTGTGCGGTGGTTGATCTGACCGAACAGGAACAACAGGCTCTGCGCGCGGCGATGAAGCCGGTGGGCGAAATCATGGAGGAGATCGGCTGGGGTACCCCCCTGGCCGACCTCACCCAGGCGCAGGTGCTGACCCTGATCGAAGCCGCCGTGGGCGGCTTCCAGGACGCCATGCACAGGTTCGCCGCTGATCTCTCGGCGAGCCGCAGCCAGGAGGTGCCCTTCTGATGCTCGACTTCAACTCCACCAGCATCGCCGGCGAGCAGGTCAACGACCTGATCGACCGCGCCCTGGTCGCCGAGCGGGCCACCGTGCCCCCGCGCGACTATCTCGGCGGCTCGCGCCTCGGCGTGGCCTGCGACCGCGCGCTGCAGTTCGAGTTCGTTGCTGCCCCCAAGGACCCGGACGCCGACTTCACCGGCAAGACCCTGCGCATCTTCGAGATCGGGCACACGCTGGAAGACCTCGCCATCCGCTGGCTGCGCGCCGCCGGGTTCGATCTCTACACCCGCAAGGGTCATCAACCCGACGGTGCCCAGTTCGGCTTCTCCGTCGCCGGGGGCCGCATCCGGGGCCATGTCGACGGCATTCTGGCCGACGGCCCCCCGGTGCCCGGTATGGCGTTCCCGGCGCTGTGGGAATGCAAGACCATGAACGCGAAGCACTGGCGCGAGACCGTGGCCAAGGGCGTGGTCGTCGCCAAGCCGGTCTACGCCACCCAGATCGCACTCTACCAGGCCTACATGGAGCCGCAGGTGCCGGGCCTCTCCGGGACCCGTGCCCTGTTCACCGCCATCAACAAGGACACCGCCGAACTGCACCACGAACTGGTGCCGTTCGATGCCGCGCGCGCCCAGACCGCCAGCGACCGCGCGGTGCGCATCCTGCGCGCCACCGACGCCGGCGACCTGCTGCCGCGCGTCGCCACCAGCCGGGATTACCACGAATGCCGGTTTTGCCCCTGGGCCGAGCGGTGCTGGAGCCAGCCATGACCGACGACACCATCATCCACTTCAATCCCTGGCGGGACTTCAACGATGCCCCGATCCAGGACGACGACCTCGAACTGCGTCCCGACCCGGCCCAGATCGCCCTCTTCATGGACGTGGTCTTCGGCTACTGCGACGGCTGGATCCCGGTGCGCGGCTTCGTCGACAAGGGCCAGGGCTTCGGCGGTCGGCCCCATACCATCTGGATCGAGGCCGGTGAGACGGCGCAGGCCAAGATGGAGACCTTCGCCGCATGGGCGGCCCGGGACGGGGCGGCGGCCTATGTCATTCCCGGCGCCGTCGCTGAGCATGGCCGGGCCAAGGCCGCCGATGTCCGCCAGATGCAGACCGTGGTCGTGGACCTCGATGCCGGCGACATCGGCGCCAAGTTCGACCATCTGGTTCGCCACCTCGGTGAGCCCACCATGGTGGTCGAAAGCGGGGGCCGGACGCCGGAGGGCATCGGCAAACTGCACGTCTGGTGGCGGCTGACCGAGCCGACCGAGGGCGAAGACCTGGCGCGGCTGTGCCGGTTGCGCGGCGACATCGCCGTCAAGGTGGGTGGCGACACCCACTTCCGCTCGGCCCACCAGCCCATTCGCGTCGCCGGGACCATCTATCACAAGGGTGGCGTCACCCGCTTGGTCTCCATTCGCCAGCACAAGGCGTCCCATGAGGTGGACCTCGACGAGTTCGCTGACGCCGTCGAGGCCATGCCGAGGCTGCCGGGCGTGGGTGTGTCCGTCGGCGCCACGCCCGACAAGCCATCGCTGGCAGACGTCCTGACCACGCCGGTCCGTGCCGAAGGCCTGGACGCATGGACCCGGTTCGAGGGCGCCAGTGCCGCCATCGGCCACTTCATCCGCCTGGTCCACGGTGGCCAGATGACGCCGAACGATGGCTGGCAGGCCATCTGCCAGTACAACGCCGCCATGTTGCGTCCGCCCTGGCCGCTGGATCGGCTTCGCCAGGAGGCCGACCGGCTGTGGGCACTGCATGTGACCCGCAACGGCCCGCCGCTGCTGATGGCCGAGACGGCGGCGCCCACCGCCGTGCCGACGTTCCCGCTGGCAGCCCTCCTGGACGACACCAGCGCCATGCCCGAGGACATCATCGCGCCGCGTGTGCTCACACCGGGCGGGATGCTGGTGCTGGGCGGCGCGCCCAAGGTGGGCAAGAGCGACTTCCTGATCAGCCTGCTGGTCCACATGGCCGCGGGCGCGCCGTTCCTCCAATTCATCCCGCCCCGGCCCCTGCGCGTGTTCTATCTCCAGGCCGAGATCCAGTACCACTATCTGCGCGAACGGCTGCAGGGCCTGCGCATCGATCCGACCGTGCTCGAGGCCGCCCGCCATCGGCTGGTGGTCACGCCGAAGCTGCGCCTGCTGCTCAACGAGCCTGGGCTGGCCCAGACCATCGAAGCGGTGCGCACGGCCTTCCCGAACGGCCCACCCGACATCCTCTGCCTCGACCCGATCCGCAACCTGTTCGATGGCGGTCCCGAGGACGGCGGCGAGAACGCCAACGCCGCCATGCTGTTCTTCCTGCAGAACCGTGTGGAGGGCCTGCGCGACGCGGTCGCGCCCGAGGCCGGCATGGTGCTCTGCCACCACACCCGCAAGATGACCAAGAAGCAACTGGGCGGGTTCACCGGCTGGGCTCTGGCCCACCCCGATGGCAGCATCCTCTCCGGCACCGAGCAGTTCCGACAGGATCGCTGGTCCGGGGGCGGTATGCCCTACCTGCGCTTCCGCCACTGGCTGGGTGAGGTCGCCGAGACCAGCGGCGGCCTGGGCATGGTGGTCTACGAGGAGGTCCGCGCCCACGCCGGCACCACGGCAGCGCATGCCTACGGCGGTTTCCAGGCCACCCTGACCGCATGGTGCGAGGACCGGTCCGTGCCCTACGAGGGCGTGCCCGTGGGCACCATCAAGCGCTTCGCCCCCAAGGGCTATGGCGGTCGTCGCCGTGCCCCCGATGACGTCAAGCGCGACGGCTGGCACGACCACGGTGTGCTGGCCGTGGCCGTCGATGACCAGCGCCTGACATGGCCGGAGCGTGAGTTGGTGCGAACGCTGGGCGAGAAGCTGTACGGAAGACGCGAAGCAGAGGGGGCAACACGCCATGGCTGACTGGACGCCCGAAGGCGTGGAAGACCGCCTGAACGAGGCGGCGGACGTGCTCAAGCGCCTGCCCGACCAGAACGTCCGAGGATACTTCACCGTCTGGCCCGAGATCTCGCGTTCATTCGCCGATCTCGTGGGTGCGCCCCCAGGCACCATGCGCCTCCCCCGTCCGCCAGCCGCCGCCATCTCCCGCATGGAGGAGACCCTGACTTGGCTGCGCTTCCTCGAGCCCGAGGACGGCAAGCTGGTCTGGATGCGGGCGGAGGGACATCGCTGGAAGGCGGTCTGCTGGCGGTTCGGTATCAGCCGGGCCACGGCCCATCGCCGTTGGCAGTACGGCCTCAGCGTCATCGCCCTGCGGCTGAACCGTCGGCCCGTGCCGACCAAGCAGGGCCGGTCACGGGTGGTGGACAAGGCAGCGCGGCTGTCAAGTCTCCGCTGACCGCTGAGACACATTTGGGTGAGACACTTTCTGGGGCGACAGCTTTCGTGTCAGAGGCTATAAAATTTCTAGGCTGACAAAGCTGCGGTTGGGGGCGGTGTGATCCCTGTTCAGATTGCCCCGCGCCGCACCCCAGAGTAGAATTTAGGGGGTTAATTGAATGAGATTACGGATTAAGAAGCGCTCCTAAGTCATTGATTTAATGGGTCTTTCCTGGCAATAAACCAATCCGGGAGGAATCACCCCGACAGAGCGCCAGCGACGGGGCCGTTTTTTGGGAAGCCACCCAGAGTCCAGAAGCCACCTTAGGCCAAATACCTTAACGATATCAAAAAGTTGACCGCCGCCAGAAGCTGGAACCCAGCGGGTTCCAGGGTCCAGCCCGACACCGCCGGGTTCCACCCAGGTGGAGTCCACCCCGGAGTCCACTCCGGCTCCAACCCCCCCACACCCGACCATCGACAGGACGACCCATGACCCTCGCCTTCGCGCCAAAGGTCACGCAAGGGGCGCGGGTACATCTGTGCCGCCGGTCACCATCCCTGAGCCCCCGCGCAATCCGGCAGCACGTCCGGGTGATCTTTGGCGGCTCGGCGACCATCGCCTGCTATGCGGCGACAGCACCAAGTCTGAGGACGTCCGCCGCCTGATGAACGGTGAGCGGGCCGTGCTGTTCGCCACCGATCCGCCTTATCTGGTCGATTACGACGGCTCCAACCATCCGACCCGGAACAAGGATTGGAGCCAGTCCTACGGCACCACCTGGGACGACAGCAGCCAGGGCGCCGATCTCTATGACGGCTTCATCGCCGCCGCCGTGGCCGAGGCCATCACCGAGGATGCGGCGTGGTACTGCTGGCACGCGTCCCGGCGTCAGGCGATGCTGGAGGCGTGTTGGGAGAAGGCCGGTGCCTTCGTCCACCAGCAGATCATCTGGGTGAAGGACCGGGGTGTCCTGACCCGGTCGCACTATCTGTGGAAGCATGAGCCATGCTTCATGGGCTGGGTGCGCCCGCACCGCCCGCCCAAGGTTGCCGAGGAGACGCTGCCGTCCACCTGGGAGATGGCCTCCTTCAGCAAGGACGACCGGCCCGACCATCCGACCCCGAAGCCGCTGGATGCCTTCGGGATCCCGATGCGCCAGCATGTGGCGCGGGGCGGACTGTGCTACGAGCCGTTCTCCGGCTCCGGCTCGCAAATCATGGCCGGGGAGGCCAACGGTCGGCGCGTCTTCGCGATGGAGATCAGCCCGGCCTACGTTGACGTGGCCATCGAACGCTGGCAGGTCGCCACGGGTCGGGACGCCATCCTCGACGGCGATGGCCGCAGCTTCGCAGCGGTCCGCGAGGAGCGGCTGGGCGCGTCCGCCGACGCGGCGGATGCGGCATGAAGCAGTCGCGCACCATGTCGCTGGTCGAGGCCGTGGCCAACGTTGTCGTGGGCTATGGCATCGCGGTCGCGACGCAGCTCATCGTGTTCCCGTGGTTCGGGTTGCCTGCCCGGATCGGAGATGCGCTGGCCATCGGCGCGATCTACACCGCGATCAGCACTGCCCGCTCGTACCTGCTGCGGCGGGCGTTCGAGGCAATCAGAGGCGCCAGTCGCTCCGGCGACCGTGGCGGACATGGAGAACCTGCACAGAGCCATCAATGACGGCATAGTAAATCCGCCAGCGTGTGGTTCGTCCGTAGAGAGCGCGGCGGACCGAGAGGTCAAATTCCCGAGACTCTCTCGCGATTGGATAGGCCTCCGGCATGGCTCCGAGCGAGAGGATCAAGGATCGCATGCCGGAAAGCCATTCGTCAGCAGCGCGTGGATTGCGGTCGTGCAGCCAGACCCAGGCTGCTTCCAGATTCTGCGCCGCGTTCGGCGTGATGATGACAGGCAGGGGTGGGGTCACGGTGTTTGGGCAAGTCCGTCAAAGAAACGATCCGCTTCAATGCCTTCGCCGGCGCGGACCTGTGTCAGTCCCTTGCGAATTCCGGTTACCGTTTCGGCATAGTCGAGCTGGTCCTGGATCTCCTGCCACGCGGCGGCGTCTACCACGACCACCGAGGGCTTGCCGTTGACCGTCAGGATTTGCGGTCGTTGAGTTTCCTTGATGTGCGCGATCATGCGGACCGAGTTCCGCTTGAACTCGGTCAGCGGGCTGATGTCCTTCGTGATGTCCATGCTGCCACTCCTCGCGCGCATCGAATTTAATGCGAATATAGCTTGGAATCCAGTGCGAGTCGAGGGTCAGACGACCCGTCGCCACCTCGGAACGGACACAGAAACCCCACCGGTTCCCGTTTGTTTCGCGGCGCGGGGACAGGGCTTCTCCGGCTCATCCAGTGAGGCGTTTCCGATTGCAGGTCCGACCCACCAGAGAAGAGATGGAACGCGGATGACAGCGGTACTTGATCAGGCTGCTCGGGAACTCACTGAACGGCACGGGCAGAGTGCTGTAACCGTGATGCAGGAGAGGATCGCCAAATTCGAAGCCGAGGGCCAGTGGGGTGCGGTTGATCAGGCGTCGCAGTTGCTCACTGCCGTCGAGCGGCTTCTGGATGAGGGTCACCAATAACGACCAGCACCGCCCCGGTCGCCCGAGGCGGCGCGTCGGATCCAGCGTGAGCCTGATTAGGTCAGGACCACGTCGGGGTCGGTGCGATAGACCCGCCCGCGTTCGCCCTCCTTCTCGGAGGTGATGGTCAGGCCCAGCTTCTTCTTCAGGGCCCCGGCGAGGCAGCCCCGAACAGTGTGTGGCAACCATTGAGTAGCCTCGACCAGTTCGGCGATGGTCGCCCCCTCGGGCCGGCGCAGCATGTCGATGACGACGGCCTGCTTGGCCCCGGTTCGGTTCCGCCGTGTGGCGCCTGCGGGCGCCGCGTGTGCGTCGGTCCCGTCGGCTGGTCCCGCGTGTTGCACGTCGGGATCCTCGCGCCGCTGGGGCGGCGTTGGCGCGTCGTCGCCCAGAGCCGCCAGCCCCCGGTCGGTGGCGCGCAGGGTGATGGGGCCGCGATCCTCGTCATGGCGCCAGACGGTGGTCTCGTCCTCGGCGACGACCTCCTCGATCAGGTCGCGTTTGAGCAGGCTCTTGAGGACGTTGCCGACGGCGCCGCCCTTGATGGGTGCTGTGACGGGGAAGATCATGCGATCTGAGCGGGCGCAGGCGGTGCCCAGGATGGTGCGCTGGGTCTCGGACAGCTCGATCTGAAGCATGGTGGCTCTCCCGGTTGGGCGGGCCGCGACCGTCGCGACCCTGCTACCACCCCGAGCCCCGGCTGCCGAGGCAGCGCGGGGCAAGCAAACGTCCGCCTTTATCTATGCCACTTCAGCCTCAGCCATGATCTCGAAGTGGATGACCCATCCGGTGAGGTAGGGCATGCCCTTCGGGATGCCGTATTCGCGGTTGGTCTGGGCCTTCTTTGCGGCGCGGTAGGCAGTCTGGCAAGTGATCCCGGTCATGGAACGCTCCGTTGTTGGTCGTTGCTTGTCTTCCGACAAGAGAACCATGCCATAGCGGGTGCCCGCCTCAAGGACATAAGCAGATCAGTCCATTGCTTTATTTAAGCGCTTTGGAGCGTATAACTTCGAGGGCCGTCCCATGCAGGGCATGAGCGAGCGCGAATACGCGCGCCACATCAGTATGTCGCGCGGCGCCGTTCAGAAAGCGCGCGCCGCCGATCGGCTGGTTCTGTTTGAGGACGGCTCCATCGACGCCGCCGCGTCGGACCGCCGGCGGGCCCGGTCGGGC